AGGCAGAGGAGCTTCCATCCGTCGGGGACTTGGGGTACTGTCTTCCAATGCGTGAGAATAGTGGAGCGGGAGACGCCGCGCTCGCCCAGTCCGTAAACCCTCCAGTAGTCGGGGTCGGCTTCTTGTAGTCGCTCAATCTCTTGAACGGTGCTCTCGGGAAGGAAGGGGTTGTCTTTGTAGGTTGTTTGGAAGAACTCATGGTCTTCACGAGTTAGAACGTGGTCGTATATCCAATGGAACTCGTCGGAAGGGTTGTAGTCGATGATGGCTCTCCCCGTGGTGCGGAGCATAAGCTGCCTCCAATCTTCGAGGGTGAGCTCGTTGGCTTCGTTTACGAAGAGGATGTCCCTCTTGCGTCCCCTGACCTTCTGGGGCTGGTCTACTGAGATGAACTCCACGAGATTACCGAAGAGGATGTACGTGGCTTCGGATTTGTTGTGGAGTTCTACGTTGTAGATGTCCTCACGTTCGAGGATTTCAAAGAAGTCGCGCATGACCGACGCCCTGATCGCGGGAAAGGTCTTGCGAGCAATGGTGATGACCGCCCCGGAGTTCTCGTTGCGGTGGCACAGCTCTACGAGAGCCGTGAGGATAGAGTATGTCTTCCCGCTCCGCGTCCCTCCTTGGTGGACTTGAACCTTGGCCGGGCTGTTCTTGACGTGGTAGTATGTGGCGGGCTGTCTCAACTCACGGTGGAGTCGTCACCCGTAAACCACGAGAGCGGCTTCTTCTCGGCCACCTCTATCTCTTGACGCTCGATGTATCCTCGGACCTTTCCTTTGGTCTTCAAATAGAAGATGGTGGCGGCTGGGTTACCCTCGCTTATGAGTTTGTGCAGGTGGTGCTCTGCAAAGTCCAGGACCACCTCGGGCAGGTTGTCGCAAGCCTCCTTGTAGGCGGGGTCGTCCTTAAGCCAATTGTAATGGGTCTGACGTGAGATACCGACCGACTCGCAGGCCATCTTGACGATGCCGAGAGCCTTTGTGAGGGCCTCTACCATCGCTTTCTTTTTTGGGCTTAGCTTGTCCAACTCCGTCAAGGAATCATCTTGTCGCAGTGCTTGCATGGCTTAGGTTCGTTTGATTGTTCGGATGCTTCTGAATCGAAAGGTATTTCAAGTCCCCACTCTTGGAGCTCTTCGGCTTCCCACTCGTTGGCCAAGGTGTCCCAGTCCCATTCCCCGGCGGAGATATTGTCTTTAATCATAACCCGCTTTTGTTTCTCCTCGTCCCAGTCTACTACTACGCAGGGCACCGTCTGCCATCCCAATTCGACGCAGGCTCGGAGTCTTTGGTTGCCTGCTATAACCTCCCAATTTTTGTTGACTATCAGGGGGCGGGCCTCCATGAGCTCGGGGTCTTCCTGAATGGATTTTACGAGCTGGGCCATATTGTCCTTCCGTATAGCCCGAGGGTTACTCGGACTCGTCCTCAGCTTCTTGATCGCGGTACTGGTCGGCTGCATTGAGTATGTTTCTGAGGGTTTCTCGTATGTGGTAGTCATTGACGGCGAGGTTGAGGAGTATCTCCCAGCTCTCGACGTCTTTGTGGAAGACCCCAAAGGATGCGGTTTGATTTTGGACCCCAGAGGGGAGGATGACTTCGTCGGTCTTGGTCACCTTCATAGTGAAAACGAGGAAGTCGTCGCTCTCGTTGAGCATCCTTTTGACTTTGCGTAGGGTCATTCTGTACTTGATGTTTCTTTCCGCCTTTGTGGTGCGGATTCTGAATTAATGATGTGAAAATCCGTCAGGGTTTGCGCTAACTTTTGATATGGTTTGTCAAGGTACACCCTTACGTCTTGAAGTCACATCTTGTATTGTCATGCGTTCAGGAATTTGTGGTAGTTCTTGCGGTACCCTCTTTCAAGGTCGAGCAGCTCATTACAACGCCGCACCGAATATACGCTGGTCGTATGGTTGGCGCGTTGTAGGGCGTTCGAGATTTCGGGGAAGCTAAATCCGCAGTCCCGGAGGTACTTGCTTACCATGTGGCGGGTATCGGCTACGTGTCCTCGACGGTCGCGGGCGATGATGGTCCCCCAATCGAGTCCCATAGCTTCTACGCCTCTTCGTGCCCTTTCGAGGGCTACCCTCTTATCGTAGGTCTGGTCGTTGATGGCTCCAACGTTCAGCCAGATAGAAGGCGTTATTTTGAGCTCCATTGCTTGGCGCATACTGCTACTCTTTGGCGTTCGTTAGGATATTCTTCTTGCATCGTGTCGTCTTCCATACACCGGGTGATGAATTCGGACATAGTTTCGAGGGGTTCAGGCTTGGGAATCGGCATTGTCTACAAGTGTTTGAAGTTCATTCAGGAGTTTTTGGTTACAGGAGGAGCACGAGCCCGCCGCCTTACCTGCTCCGAGGTATTTGTTGGCCAGCATCGTAAGTTCTCCTGTGGTGCGGTATTGGTTGTCGCGAGTTAGAAACTCACGGATCTGTTCTACGTCTGCGCTCGTGACGGTGGCTTCCCACTTACCCAGCGGGCAAGAGGCGGTTTTGAGTTTTGTTTTGGCGGGCATATAGCACCCGCAGAGAGGGGAGTCGGTGAACGCTTCCGTTACGAGGGGGCCGCAGCTCTTCGTCTTCTGGACGTAGTGCTCGCACCCGACGCACGTGTTGAGGCGTTCAGCCCTTAGGTGAGCGTTGACGAATAACATCGCGGAGTTTCTTTTTCGATTGTGATATGCTTTCGTAGAAGACGGAGGAGTTGATGCCGGACTCACGTGAGAGCTCGGCCATGCTCCACCCGTCAAGATATAACTCTAAGACGGTTCTGTCAAACCATGAGAGATGATTTGCCATGAGTAGGGCTTCCTCCTTTCTTATGGCTTCTGCGAGGTCGTAGTTAGAGACGTGAGTGTATTCTGGTGCATCGGTTATCTGGTAGAGCTTGCGAAAGGTACCCGAGGAAAGATTCCACATACTTGTGTGGATATATCCGGGGAGGTTGTCGAGGATATTCTTGTTCTTTCTTAGGGCCTTGACGCACGAGAGGTAGGTGTGGTGCAGGAGGTCTGTGTGGTCGCGGTGCAGCCTCCGAGCCACCTGTAAGAGGTCGGAATAGTTTTCTACGAACCAGTCGTCAAAGACCTTTCGTGCTTCGCAGCTCATCGACTTTCCTCTTGTAGTGGTGGTAGAGTTGTTCCAGCTCGTCGCGTGTCCACTTGCGTGTCTGCTTCGAGGCGATCATAAGGTCTTCGGCTGTGCCGTCACCGTACAATCGGTCCAGCTCGATGGAGAACTTGTACTGCTCCCCCGAGCGGAAGCCGTTGCACCTCTTGCATTGGAACTGGACATTCTTCTCGTCCCAGCGCGTACTCATGCAGGCCCGGCTCATAAAGTGCCCGGCGTCGACCTCACCCCAGAAGCGGGAGGCCCCGCACGTGAAGCACTCACCCATCCCCCTGTGGTCCGCTGCCCTCAGTCGGATGAATTGGCTGAACACCGTGTCCACCTTCTTCACCATCGCCGACCGAGTTTGGGTACTGGATGTGCTCCCACCGCCCATTCTTGACGGGGACTCGCTTGATGTCCTTCGCTTTTTGGAGTTCCTTGTTTTCCTCTGCACGGCGTTTCTGGTAGTTCTTGTAGAGGGCGTCGAGCTGGTCGTCGGAGAGGCGATCGGGAGCGTGCTTCTTGAGCTCGTTCCAGTTGCCCTCCCTCACCGCTGCTCTCTCTCCCTCGTACTGCTGAAATATATCGACAAGTTCGGGAAGTTTCAAACGCTCGTATCCGGGGCGGTATTCACCTGTTTTGAGGCGGTGCATGATGATAGCCCATTCTTCGAGCTTCATGGCCGGAAACGAGTCCCGCAGGTGGTGTACCGCATCCAAGATATCACGGTCGGCGGTGATGCTACGGGAATAGTCGAGGTAATTGAGCGTCTCTTTCAGCAGGAGGATGAGGGTAGCTTCGGTGTGGGCTGGGTGTACGCGGAAGGCCGCAAGTACGTTGGTGCCTTCAGCCCAAGCTCTCTCCGGAGTTAGCCGCAAGCCGGCGGAGATGTTCTGCAATGAGTGACCCGTCTGCCGGGCCAGAGCGTTGATTTTGTCTTTCATTCTTTTTGAATTGGTGTGATCGTCGTATCCAGCCGCGGGCGGCGGCCTTCCAATCTTTGATGGGTTTGTTTCGTCCTTGGGTCCATCCGTTGGCTTCGTAGTAGTCGAAGAAGGCGAGAGCCTCCGACTCCTCCGCTCCAACCTCTTGGAAAGATTCCAAAACTTCTTCCAAATCCTTGGGGCGTGCCCCTCTCTTTTTAGATGTATTGTCTATTGTTCTTTCTATTGTATTAGTAGAGGTACTATTTTTTCCTTCTGCCCGTAAATTTTTTTCCTGCTGCCCGAAAGATTCTTTCCCCCTGCCCGTAAAAATTTTACGGTCTGCCTGCACAGTTAGGTGTCTGGTGCGTCCGTCAAAGGAAGCTTCGATAAACCCTAAATCCGTCAGCTTCTTGATCGCTTTCGAGATGGTGGGACGGCTTACCCCATACTCCAGTTGGATAGTCTCGTTGGCCTTGTGGAAGGTCTTGCCATTGCCCGAGAACGAATCTATCTCGGCGTAGAGGGCTTTTTCTACAAGCGTGAGGCGTGCGTCCAGCCAAATCTCTGCGGGTATCCATACCCCCTTAAATTCTCGTTCCATGGTGGGAAGATAAGGGGAAGGTCAAACCTCCCCCTCTCTTATCGGTTCAAGGTTCTCGATTTCGTGAATCCGCCACTCCACCTCCCCGTTAATTTGTAGGAAGGTGGTGTTCTTGGTGGCCACGATTTCGGGGGCGTGTTTGAGGATGCCCCGGGGGTTCCGCCGAATCCAGTTGGTGACGGTGGCCGGGGTCACCCCCAGCTCTTGGGCGCACTTCTTATTGGTGCCCCAATGCTTCTTAATGAAATCTCTCATGCTTTCGAGTATTTGACGAGTCCCCAGAGCAGGGAAACCTCGGTTCGTGGTGTTTGGAGGGTTCGAGCTTGGACGGGCTCGTCTTGCTTCTTGCTTCCTTGCTTCAAGAGTCGCAGGTTCTTGCGCTGGGTTTTGATGCTGTCCACCGTGCGCTCCATCTTCTCCGCAAGAATCTCGTCGTCATATCCTGCTTCGAAGAGGAAAATCAGTTGATTGTTGTCCTCCTCCGTCCAAGGTCGAGGGGGCTTTTCGATATTCATAGGCATCTGTCGGGGCGCGTTGTCGGTGCGCAGCCCGAGTTGATATCTCTTGTCGTAGATCTGGGAGACCTTGACACCCAGCATCTGGGCGAGTTCTACGTTGTCGGTCGTGCCTGACGTGACGTTCTTGATAAGAGCTCGTGTGCGGCTCGCGTTCCAAATAGATTTAGGCATCTGCTTCGTATAGTTCGTTCAACATTTGGTCTTGCTTGGCTGGGGAGCTTATCTCCTGCCATGCCGTAGGTTCGTGGGCCATCGACTTGAACCACGAGGAGCCGTCCCACTTGGCCACCTCATAGACGTATCCATTCCCCATAGCCCACGCACAGAGGTACCATCCTACTGCGCGGGGCGGGGTGTTCTCCCACATCATGGTTGGACCTCGTTTTTGATTTGATTCCGAGCTTCCAAAGCAAGGCGGGCATACTGCATGACTTGCACGTCGTAGTTCGGGGCGTCACGATCCGCTACCTGCATAGCTACCCCCACCGCCCACGAAGCGATGATACCTTTTGTCGCGTCGGGGTCCTGCTTACTTCCACCACCAGAGAAGCCGGGCTTTTCGAGGCGTAGCTTCGTGCCGTGGTGGGTGCTTAGGGCGGTGTACTCTACGTCGTCACCGACGTTCCACTTGTTCGGCGTCTTGGAGTTCACCGTACCTGCCGTGCCGTCGGAGAGGTCGACGTCGAAGGCGTACATGAGTCCGTGGCTTCCTGTCCACGTAGGAGGGTTTGCGGGTTCAATCCGCGAGATTTTGGCTTGTGCCATGTTACAAGGATTTGCGCGCGTTTCTGCGCTGGTTTGAATGAGTGTTATCTTCTTAATCCGACAGCCGCCGGGTATCTTCTTTTGACCTTTGCTCTGGGCGTCGGCTTCGTCGTAGGCCGTCACCGTGAGCTTGTCCCAGTCGTCGTGATCG